TTAAGTATATCAGAAAGCATAAAACTAGGTATCAGATAAAAGAATATACAGATTTTGGAGAAACATTTTACATCATAACCAAACTGTAATAATATTAATTAATAAAAGAAAGTGAGTGAGAATCATGGCAACCTTAAAAGTAAAACTACCTAAGAACTCAGCATTTAATAGTGAAGAACATTTCTTTACTTGTCTTGATGATTTGGTAAACGAGTGGGAAGAAACACTTGGTGCTAAAGAGATGGATGAAGAGGACTCTGGATTTAATTGTGAAAGATTAAGAGAGTTAAGAGCAATGATAAATAAGGAGATATCATGACTAAATATCTAGTGCATTACAGAATAACTGACGGAGAATGGCAGTATGATGACTTCGAAATTGTGTCAGATGCTTTACATCTTACTGATAGAGAGTTAATAGCAAGCTTTTATTCCTATTCTCAAGACGAAGTCATGAAATTAGGGTGGGATAAAGATGACCTTGATGGAAAAGATTATCGTATAAGAGATTATCAAAGTGTTAGGGTTGATGATATCAAACCTATAAGTGATGATGAAATTAAAACACTTAATAAATTTAACATAGCATATTAAAGGGAGGAACTTATGAAATGCTACACAGTAGAATATAAAACTACTAATAAAATAAAAGAGAGAGAGTTTAACGACTTATCCAAAGCCCATGAGTTTGCAGAGGTGCAAGGCATGGACGGACATGACGTTAGAATTTATGACAACACACGAGAAAGCAGAAAAGTAATTGCTGAAGATTGGGGAGTGAGATGACAAAAGAACAAAAAATAATAAATAAAATAAAATCGTGGCTACAAAACGAAGTAGACAGAACTGAACTGTATGAGGAAAAATTTTGTGAAAACAAAGATGATTTCATATCTTATGGTAGACAAGAATGTGCTAATGGTTTGTTGACATTAATAAAAGAGTGGAGGAAGAATGAGTAACCAACACTTAAAACTACAAGAGAAAACATGGGCTGAGTTAGACCATAGGATAGAAAAAAATTATAACGAACTGATGAGTAATTGTTTATTTTATGGTAAGCCCATTACCAAGTTTAACTTTGAAGAAGTGGCAGAAGATAACGATTTCATAGACCACCAATTCACATACATTTTTGATAAACTAAATGCTTACTTTAATAGGCAAGGACAACTTACTCATGACGAGCAAGATGAACTAAGAAACTATGTAATGGATAAACTGTATAACTTTTTAGATGAAGATGTCCAAGAACATAGACAAAACGAAAAACCAAGTGAAGAAAGTGAGGACAACAATGACGAAGTCTATTGGTGCTAAAAAATATCTCGTAACAACTGATGAGATAATAGAAAAAATAAGAAAGGGGGAGTGATGCCTAAAGTAATAGACATAAAATCAAAGAAGCCGTTTACACAAACTAAACTTGGTGACGACGATCAAATTGAGT